AATATTCTTTATAAGTTTAATAGTGTTAATGGTGGAGTTATTGTACCTAGAGGTACTTCTGTTGTTGGTCTTGATTTAAGAAAGACTAAATTACGACCAAAATATGTACCTAATCCTACTGATCCAAATGTTGCAGAATCTGCAATTTTTAGGATTACTGGTGGATGTTATTTTTGGCAATTCTCCATGTTTGATGGAGACCAAAATAGTATAGTATATACAGATGCTACAGACTTTTCAGTAGATAATCAATCAAAACCAGTATTCTCTCATCATAAATTAACTTGTTTTGAGTATGCTGATGGTGTTAATGATGTAGGTAATTATGATCTTACTGATCTTGATATGTATTATGCAAAACTATCTAATGCATATAATAATGCATCAGGTAGAGATATTGTAAGTACTGATAAATATCCTGCTAATCCAGAAGGTTTTGAAAAACAAAGAGCTGAATGGGAAATTGTTGGTGCATTTGCTAGTGATCCAATTTCAATTAGCACTATAGAATCTGGTAGTTTAGGAACACCAAGTAATGTAGTTACTGTAATTACTTCAACAGATCATGGGTTACAAGAAGGAACTCCTATTAAAATTAAGGGTGTATCTCCTGTAGATTATAATATTTCTACAAAAGTTCAGAGTGTTGGGTCAACAACTCAATTTACATACCTACTTCCAACATTTAGAAATAATTTAACAACACCAGGAAATGCATCTGGTGCAGTAGTAACAGTTGAGACTGATACTGTAGATGGTTCTTCACCATATATCTTTAACTGTTCATTGAGATCAGTTTATGGTATGAATGGTATGCACGCTGATGGTAGCAAATCATCAGGATTCCGTTCGATGGTTGTTGCTCAGTTTACGGGTGTATCATTACAGAAAGATGATCGTTCTTTTGTAAAATATAATAAAACAAATAGAGCATATGAAGGACTTTCTACTGCCAAAGTAGCAGCATCGACTCTTTCTAGTGAGGCTTCATCTACCAATCCTAGTACCATTTATCATTTAGATTCTAGTGCTGTTTATAGAAGTGGATGGGAAACTGCTCATATTAGAATTACGAATGATGCTATCCTTCAGATAGTTTCAGTATTTGCGATTGGATATAATAGGCATTTTAGTACAAATAGTGGTGGTGATGCATCTATCACTAACTCCAACTCAAACTTTGGACAATTATCTCTTACCTCTACTGGATTTAAAAAGGAAGCATTTGCAAAAGATAATAAAGCATATGTTACTAATATAATTGCTCCTAGGGCAATAACATCTGATGAAGAAAATATTGATTGGCAAAGAATAGATGTTGGTGTAACAACTTCTGTTGCAAATAATAGGAGATTGTATCTTAATGGATTCACCAGTGAAGATATTAAACCACCAATTCTTACTCAAGGATATCGCATTGGTGCTAAAGTACAAGATAAATTATATGTAGATTTTAGTGCTATTACTGGATATGGTACGAGTGAAGCACAAATATTAATGACTGATAATGCTACGAGTAGTGTAAAAGAATACGTAGTAATATCAGGTCCAACATCTAATAAGTTCTCAATTAATGCTCATACATTATCAACTGGTGAGAAAGTTATTATTAATAGTGATGATGGAGATTTGCCAGAGAATCTTAGTAGTGAAACAGTTTATTATGTAATTGATGTAGGGAATAATAATCAGATACAATTAGCAGCATCTAAATCAGATGCTGAAGATTATGCCTCTACTGGAGAAGGTGTTATTAGTGTTTATGGTGGAACTAATCTTAGAATTTTAAGTAGAATAAGTGATAAAGTTTCTGGTGATATTGGACATCCTGTACAATGGGATGATACAAATAATCAATGGTATATTAATACTTCTCCTGCTAATGATGTATATACTGCCATAACTCAGGTTGGTGTTCAAACTGTATCTGGATTAGATGAAAGTACTGAACCTGCTTTCATCAAGAGAAAAACAGACTCTAGGAGTTTAGATGAAAAGATTTATAAACTCAGAGTTGTTATTCCAAAAGAACTTAAAAATGCAAAGAATCCTGAAAGTGGATTTATTATTCAGGAATCTAGTACAACTGGTGTTAGGACAGATGGAGACTTTACTCTTGATACATTAACTGCATCGGATTATGATTTTGATAGGAATCCAAGGTTTATTGGTAGTTGTACATATTCAGGTGGAACTGTATCCGTCAGATCAGAACTTCCACACAATTTAGATGTTGGTGATGAAGTTATTATTAAGAATGTAAGTGACACATCTAATACTGTTGGTACTGCTAATAGTGGATATAATGGAAGTTGGGCAGTTGCATCAGTTTCTAATGATATGGAATTTACCTATACTACGGGTAGATCTCTTGGACCTGCACTTACTAATGATCTTGCAAGTAGAACCACATCTCTACCAAGATTTGAAAGAAATGATTCACAATCTAATTTATATGTTTATAGAAATGAAATTCTTAATGAGTATATTGAAGATCAGCAAGATGGTATCTATCATGTATATTGTTTGACTGCTGATGTAGGAGTTACAACAGAATTTACTGATTTAGAATATAGTCAGAATGTTGTTGACCTATATCCACAGTTAGATAGAGATAATATTGATGATAGTCCTTGGTCTGCAAAATCATTTGCTACAAGAGCTCCTCTTGGTCAAGTTCAGACAAGTAATCTTAAGAAGAGTATCACAAAAGCATCTACTGATTCATTCCTTAAAAAGTTTGATACTGATTTAGTTGTATCATCTGAGAGTGTTTTGAGTGGTGTTACTACTTTGACATTTACAAAGAATCATGGATTATCTGGTATTGCAACTTATAGTGGTTCTATTACTGGTGGTTCTGGACATACAAATGGAACATATTACAACACAAAACTTTTCAATGAGGTTGGATTATCCAGTTGGAATGGTGCTACTGCTGTTGTAGGTGTGTCTGGTAATGCTGTTGTTAGTGTAGATATTCAATCTCCTGGTTCTGGATATCAAGATGGTGTTACATTATATGTTGACACTGCTGCAATTGGTGGATCTGCCAATGCAACAATAACACTTGCAAACACTGGTTTAACAGGATCTATTATTGATTGTGGTGGAGCTGAATTATCTGGTGGTGGTGTTGTTCAGGTAACAGGTATTGGAACAACTGCTGGTGGATATTTCAGAGCAACATCTGTTCCTGCCAAGAATCAAATTGCCATAGCAAAAACAGCAGGTGATTCATTCGTTCTTGCTGGGCAATATGTTATTCCTATAGGTCCAGTTGGATTAGTTACATCGGCAACATATACAACATCCACAGGAATTCAGAATGTTACTTGTGCTCATGCTCACGGATTAGTTGCTGGAAATAGATTTACATTTACTGATGCTAGTAACAATAAGATTGGTGATTATCTGGTAAAATCAAGAGTGGGTGTTAATACATTTACTGTTGTTACTAATACAGATTTGTTTGCTGGTTCTGATGATCCAAAATGGATATTGAAGCATGGTCTATCAGCCAATGATGGCATCTCTGATAAATCTGATGAGAGTATTGGTGCAAGAGGCGTTGCATTATATGATAATGAAGTATTTAAGATTGTTGGATTTAATGGTGATAATAAACTACAAATATCAAGTCCCACACTGAATGCCGCAGCAATTACAAGATTCCCAATAGGATCTTATCTACAAGTTGGTAATGAGATTATGAGAGTTGCTGGTGATGCTCTTACAGGTGTTAGTAGCAATGAACTTACAGTATTACGTGGTGCTTTAGCAACAGGGATTCAAACTCATGAAGTTGGATCATTTGTTAAGAAGATAGATCCAATTGCTGTTGAATTCCGCAGACCTTCAATCATTCGTGCTTCTGGTCATACATTTGAATATCTTGGATATGGTCCAGGTAACTATTCGACAGGACTTCCACAGGTTCAGGATAGAACACTTACTGAAAGAGAAGAGTTCTTATCACAATCACAAGAAAGATCTTGTGGTATTGTTGTTTACACTGGTATGAATAATAAGGGTGATTTCTATATTGGAAATAGAAAAACATCATCTTCAACTGGTGAACAGGTTTCATTCGATGTTCCTATTCCTACTATAACTGGTGAAGATCCAGCAAGATTAAGTGTTGTTTATGATGAAGTAACTATTAAAGAAAGATTAGTTGTTGAGGGTGGAGATTCTAATCAAATCTTATCTCAATTTGATGGTCCAGTTACCTTTAGTAAAGAAATTATTGCTAAGGATCAGGTTACCTTTAAGAAGTCATTAAAAGTTACTGATAGAACAGAGTCAACAAATAAGACTACAGGTGCTCTTGTAGTTGGTGGTGGTGTTGGAATTGGATCTAACTTAAATGTTGGTGGTAATGTAAGCTTCGGATCTTCTGCTTACTTCGGTGATAATGAGCATCTCTATTTTGGAGATGACAATGACCTAGACGTGTATCATGATGGATCCAACAGTTACATCAAAGAATCTGGAACTGGTAGTTTACTTATTGCTGAGTCTGATGGTACTGAGATTGCTAAATTTACTGCTGGTGCTGGAGTTACTATAACTGGTACATTAACAGGTTCCGTATTAAACTTTAATGATGGTACATTTGGTAATATCAAAGTTGCTGTTACTGGTGATAATGAAATTGATACTTCAACAGGAAATCTAACACTAGATTCTGCTGGTGGTACAGTTACGGTTGATGATAATCTAGCAGTTAGTGGTTATGCTGACATTACTGGAAATCTATCTATTGAGAGTACAATTCAATCAACTAACACTGCTACTGGTGCATTAACGGTTGATGGTGGTGCTGGTATTGTTAAGGACTTAAATGTTGGTGGTGATATTACTGCCTTTGCATCTTCTGATGAAAGATTAAAGGATAACATTACACCTATTGAAGATCCTCTTGCTAAGGTTCTTTCAATTAGTGGTAACACATTTAATTGGAATGAAGCATCTAAGTGGGAAGGTAAAGCAGATACAGGTGTTATCGCACAAGAAGTTCAAGCACTTGGACTTCCTGGTTTAACTAATGTTAGGGAAGATGGTACTCATGCTGTTAGGTATGAGAAACTTACTGCACTCCTAATTGAAGCAGTTAAAGAACTTTCAACCAAGGTTGAAATTCTTGAACAAAAACTCCAAGATAAATAACTAAAAAAGTCATAAGATGGCAAATTATAGAAAGTCGTTTAATTTTCGTAATGGAGTTCAAGTTGACAATGACAACTTCATAGTAAATGCAAATGGTCTCGTAGGGATAGGTACCTCAATTCCTAGTGAATTTCTGGATGTACGAGGGACTGCTAAAATTAGTGGTGTAGTAACAACGACTGATTTGTGGGTAAGTGAAGATGTATATGTAAGTGGTGTTTCGACTGTTAAAGCTTTAACTGCAACACAAGGAAATTTTAGTGGTGTTATAACTGCAACATCATATCGTGGTGATGGTAGTGCATTAAGTGGTGTAGTTGCAATTGCTAAAACAGGATGGGTTGTAGAGAATGATGCGGGTATATCCACAACAGCTAATGTTGGTGTAGGAACCACAAATCCTTTAACTTATTTGCAGGTAGGAAATAATCCATTAACAAGTACTGGTGTTGGTATTGATTCTTTAGGACAGGCATATTTCAGTGGAATTGTTACTGCGAGTTCCTTTAAATCTACTGGTATTATAACAGGTGGAAATTTATATTCTTCTGGTGTTTCTACATTCTATGGTCAAGTTGGATTTGCCACACATGTAAGTATAACTGGTGTTACTACATTAAATGATAATGTAGAGTTCTTTGGTTCTGCTGGTGTTAGATCTTGTTATTGGGATGGTTCTTCTGATAACTTTGTATTTAATGATGATGTACAAGCAATATTCGGTAATAGTTCAGACCTTTCTATCTATCATGATGGTGGAAATAGTTACATAAAGGATTCTGGAACAGGTGATCTTAAGATTCAAGGTGCTTCTGATGTAGTAATTGAAGATACATCTGGTGCAAATAGTGCTGTATTTAATACTGATGGAAGTGTAGAGTTATATTATAGAGGAACAGGTGGTGCAGGTAAGAAATTTGAGACTACAGGAACAGGTGCAGTATTAACAGGAGTTTTAACTGCTACAACTTTTGTGGGTGCATTAACAGGAACAGCATCTACGGCAACTGCTTCTGCTACTGCCTATGGATTAACTGGTAGTCCTGCTGTTACTGTTGGGAATCTCGTAGGAGGATCTTCAACACTTACACATCTTGTTGTTGATGAGAAAATTGGTATTGGATCCGATATTCCTACTGCTGATTTACAAATTAGAAGTACTTCTAATGCAGTACTAGATGTTATTACATCTGCAAATACTTCTACCATTAGTGTTGGTGTTAATTCAGTTGGAGCAGGTAATAGTAGTGGTACTTTAAGTTTCAATTCTGGTACATTAAATCTTACTAATTATGATACTGGTGGAGTAAAAGTCAATTTACATTCTGGTACTGGAGCTGGAAGTACTGAAAGTTTTAAAGTTTTATATGATAGTAATACTAAATTCGAAACTACTTATGATGGTAAGGTAGGTGTTAATCGTCATGGTGCTACTTTATCACGTGAATTAGAAGTTGGTGGTAATGCTTATGTTACTGGATATGCTCAGGTTGTTGGTATTCTTACAGTAGGTAGTGGTTCTAATGAGTTTACTTTAGGAGATGGGAGTTCTCTTCCAATATCTGCTAGTCAACAATTTAATATTACCAGTGGTCTTTCTACATTCCATGATCTATTAGTTAGTAGAAACTTTAAAGTTGGTAGTGCTTCAACCTTTATTGGTGATGCTTATGTTGAATCAAAACTTGGAGTTGGAACAGCAAGTAATACTGGATTCCTTGGAATATTTGAGGGTAATGTATTTGGTTCTATGCACGCCACAGGAGGATTCATTGGTGGCACTAAAGGTGGTGTAACAACAACTTCTGATGGAACCTTAAACAGTGATTTAAGATCTATACCTAGTGCAGTAAGTGATAGTGTTCCTGTACTGGGATATGGTGATTTCCAAGTAGATGCTGGTTCATTTACTGCTTTTGGTGGACAAGCACTATTCGTTCCTACTGTTGGTGTTAAAGTATCAGGATTTGGAGCAACTGATTTAGGTCTATCTCCTAGTGATTATGATAGTAAGAAGTATCTAACTAGAGTTGGTGTTAACACTTACTTTGCTAGATCTGTTCTTGATGTTGGTGCAGCAACCACCACAATGAACAGTTATGTTATTTTACCTTCAGTAAATAACGAAGAACTTGATATAATTGCTAATTTATGGACTGGGAATGCAGGAGGAAATCAGAATTTAAATCCAGTTCAATCAGGATTTGGTACTGCTACTTCTAAGAAATTGCTTCCTGATGGAGTTCCTAATGGTTCAGTAGTCTTTAATAAAGAGAGTTCAAGAATAGCAGTTGGTGTTGGTACTACAACGTTCTGTGGAGTTGCTACATTAACAAATAATCATTCTGGATATGATGCTTTGGGACTTCCAACATATGATACTACAACAAGAAACTTGATGAGTGGTTATGGTAACTTACATAAAGGTGCAGTCATGTATAACACTACCACAAACAAACTTAACTTCTGGAATGGAAGTAGTTGGGAGGCAGTAACAAGTAGTTAAAGTTCTAATTCTTATAACTAACTCTGTTAGGTTTGTAGGACAGGTTATATAATTCTTTAAGGACCAGTAGGCAAACTGGCACAGCACCTCCATAAAACGGGGTGCTTTTTGCTATAATATATGCATATTCAGGATATTTGATGCAACTGCGTCCTCACCAACAAATTGCCCTTGATGCTATGACAGAGCACTCCAAGGGTCAGGTTATCGTCCCTACAGGGGGTGGTAAGACTCTGGTTGCCATCAAAGATGCCTTAAGGCAGATAGAGAAGGGATACAATAAGACCATTGTTGTAGTTGCTCCACGCATCCTATTAGCAGGGCAATTATCATCCGAATTCTTGGAAGAGATTGAGAATGTATCTGTGATGCACGTACACAGTGGTGAAACACATCATTTTAGTACAACTAAAGCAGATGATATTCAAGAGTGGGTAAGCAATACACAGGGACATAAGTTAATTTTTACAACATATCATTCATTACACAGACTTCAAGAGGCAGAAGTATTTGTTAATGCAATATATTTTGATGAGGCACATAATAGTGTTCAGAGAAACTTTATTGAAGCAGTAGAGTATTTTTCATTAGAATCAGAGTATTGCTATTTCTTCACAGCAACGCCAAAACATTCACTAACTCCTATGAAGGTGGGTATGAATGAGTCTGACATATTTGGTGAGGTTATCTGTCAAGTTCCTGCACCTAAGTTAGTGGAGCAAGGATATATTCTACCACCTAAAGTGAAAGTATATAAGGATGATATTCTAAAGAAAGATGAACTGACTGCTGATGTAGATTCTAGAAAGATCATTGATAATATTGATGACCATAAGACTAAGAAGGTACTGGTATGTGCCAAGGCAACTAAGCAGATTACAAGATTAGTATCACAGACTGATTTTTGTGTTGAATTAGCAGAACGTGGTTATAATTGGATGTATATCACTGCCAAGACTGGTGCTATTATCAATGGTAAGAAAGTTAATAGAGAGAAGTTCTTTAATACATTGAATGAGTGGGGTAAGGATGATGACAAGAAGTTTATTGTGTTACATCATAGCATATTATCTGAAGGTATCAACGTAAAAGGACTTGAGGCAGTCCTATTTCTAAGATCTATGGATTATATCGGTATTAGTCAGACAATAGGCAGGGTAATCCGTACAGGGGCAAAAGAGAAAACGTATGGATTAGTATGTGTTCCTGTATACTCTAGGGTGGGCATAAGCACTGCTAAAAAGGTTCAGGCAGTTGTGGATCTTGTATTCAAACAGGGTGCACCTGCTATTAGTGTGGTAAAACGATGAATTTAATTCAACATTTAGAAAATCAGGTAGATTGGAATAGAGTATTTGGAGTCGTCGATTCTTTATACTCTGATTCTGGATTCACTTCCAATGCTGATAACTTTGCCAGAGCAACTATGGTAGAGAAAGCATTAGATAAGTTCTCTAATCTTGAGAGAGTAGATCAGAATGGTTATGATTTCTTATTTGAAGATAAGAAAGTAGAACTAAAAATGGGTAAGAATCTATTCTATAAGAGAAAAGATCCTAAAGCAACTAAGAAGTTTAAGGTTAAATCCTTCCTGAGTGAGACTAAAACTGTTGAAGATTTTAAACAGATAAGTACATTTGATTACTTACTTGTGATTGATCTTACGGCAAGAAGAGTTGTGGTAGTTGAGGATGAACATGCCCGAACTTTATATACTGAGGGTGCTGATGGTGCTATGATTGCACTGAATGAAGGTGATTATGTTGAGTGTAATCTACCAGAAATAGATGCTGTTCAACCACCTGTAAATCTTTCTGTATTATATAATGAAGCAGATAAAAAGTATTTGGACTTTTAGACAGTTGATAAACTGTCCACTGATACCCCATGCATGAAGTAAATACAGTATAATAAGAACATCACCAAAGGAGATTCATCCCATGCGTTGCGAAGTCAAATTGTATGTTGCAGGTACCGTCTTCTATGAGGATGTGTATGCTAAGAACTATCAAGAGGCTAAAGAGGTAGCACTTGCACGTAACCCAAATGCCACTGTGGTAAGTGTCAATGCCAAGTGACTATAGAAAGTTCTATACATGCCCCAATAAGGGGATTCTGGATACAGTTCCAGGGTCTCCTGAGGGATATGTTACCAAAGATGGAATGTGGGCAGCAGTTCCTATTCTGGGTAGTAAAACCAAACTCCAAATTATCAACAATGGTGAGTTTGTCCATGTAGCAAGGAACTATGATTCTGCTAAAGCATACATACTAAGAGAAATTAAGAAAAATGGTAAACGATCTAGGAGTTGATCCTGATGAGTGGTTTGATACACCACAAAAAGAAGAAGAATATATTACTGATGAGTATGCTCGATGTGATGTAGAATATCCAGCAGAATTAATGGAAGTTCCTACTTCTGTTGAAAATCCAAAACC